CCGGTGGACAGCTGCGTCTTCGGCGCGTTCGTCGATTCCCCGACGTAGTTCGCCGTCGCCCCAGCCGTACCCTTCCCGATGCGCGCCGTGCCGGTCGGCATCGGAATCGTCGGCGTCTTCAGCTTGCGCATCACCGTCGCGCTACGCAGGACGGCGATGAAGTCCTGCACGTACTGCACCGGCACGAGAAAGCCGCCGGCCGTCGCGTCGCCGGCGGTCATGGCCTTCTGCCGCGCGGCCGCCCACTGCTCGGCCTCGTCGTGATAGCCCCAGCCCTTTAGGTTGGCGATCGCGCCCTCCGGGCCGGTCCCGGCGAGTCGCGCCGCCGCCGTCGCGCGGACGCACCGCGCGAGAGCGATGCCAGGCTCGGCGGCCGCCTGCGCGATCGACGCCGTGCGCGCCGTCACGCGACTGCCCCAGTCCGTGACCTGCTGTCGCAGCGGCACGATCGCCTCTTCGATGTTCTTGCGGATCAAGCTGGCCAGCTCCGATCCCACGTACTGCTCGACATGGGACTTGACGAGATCTGCCAGTTGTGCCCGCGACATGGTCGTCGGGTTGCTCATGGCTCGCTCCTTCGTTTCCTGGTGTTCAGTCGTCGATACGGCCGCGTGCCGCGTTTACCACCGCCGTTAACTCACGTGTGACGATCCCGCTCAAGAGATCGCGGACCGCACCCGCCAGCATGTCCTCATCGACGAGCACGAGATCGTCTGGCTCGTCGTCGCTTAGTGTAATGACCGCCTCATCGGCGTCGTCGTCTGCCTCGTCATCGAGCATGACGACGATCTCGTCGTCGATCGACGAGACAGACGTCGTCTGGAGCGGCGCGCGAATCGTCGCCGCTTCGGGCTCGAAGCCGTAATCTTCCAAGAGATCGGCTAGGTGCCGTTCGTCGATTTCGCCCTGAAGCGCCGCGCGGCTCCTGGCGCGCACGAAGGCGCGCCAGCCGATCCCGTCGCGATCGAACGGTGCGTGACACTCCATCCCACGAGCGGTGGCGACGAGCAGCGACCGCTGTGCATCCGTCACGACCGCCGACAGCTCCGACGCCACGTGCCACTCTTGGATGCCATCGAACGCGATGGCGTAGGCTGGTCCGTCCGAGATCGCGACGATCTCGCCAGGTCGATCAGCGACTGCGACGCGATCCCCGACCGCGAAGAGCGGCGGGGGCGGCGACGATGACGCGAGATGACACATGCCATCTTCACCCATCACCATCCCGTCTGGACACATCCCGTCCTCGTCGGGTGCAGCGACCTCATCGGCTACGGCCTTGATCGCCTCAGGGAGATCGGCATCCGGACGGAATGCGCGATAGTGCCGGCGGAAGTGCGCCTTGACCGCCGCGAGATCGCCGGCCGGCAGATCGGCCTGATTCAGTCGCGCAATCGCCGCGACGATGCCCCGCCAGACGACCTTCCCATCGCTCGCACGATGATGTGGGAGCTTCAACGACCCAAACGTCTCAGGCGGCATCTCGCTCGCCCAGGCGAAGTGTCCAGCGATCCGCCGCTTCTCGGCGGCGTCGAGATCAGTCCATGCGTCGCTGGTGAAGTCCGCGAGCGTCGGCGCATCCCACGCTTCGCCCTCATCGGCCATCTCCGTCGAGACGTCGCGCGGCGACATGCCCTTCGCGAGTTGGCCGACGCGAGCCAGCAACGCCTGCTTATCCCACGGATGGATCGGATCGGCCTCGCTAGCTTCGTTCGTCCGCAGCGCCGTGTCGGCCATAGCTAGCACGCGATGCGCCCACTCCTTCAGGATAAACGTGTCGATGCCGCTCGCGCGCGCCGCAACCAGCGCCTCCGCGTTTGCTGGAATCGGACAGATCGACCATTCGAGCAACTCGCTCTTCTGAAACGTCACGCCGCCGCGCTCGTCGTCGTACTCCCATTCGAGCGGCCGGAAGCCGATCGAGCACGCGCGCAGGAATCCCGCCTTGACGAGCCGAAAGACCTGCTCGGCAAACGGATTCAGATCGGCCGCGACGAACTCGACGATCCCGACGAGCTTGTTCTGGAGGCGCTCGATCGAGACGCAGCGCCCAATCGGAAGTTGCGCGTAATCATGCGCCCACATCACGACCGGATTCGTCTCGAATGCTGTCGTGTCGATGCCGCCCGTCTCGACCACGTCGTGCGCGCGATCTGGCGTCGACGTCGAGATGGTGAAGCGCACGTGGCGCTCGTCCAGCGGCTCGATGTTCGTCTCGTATTGCTTGTAGACGACGCCGACGTCGCCGGCGTCGTTCGTCATGCCGATTTGTCGGAGATGCGCGCCGCAGGCGTCCGAGTCGGAGCGACGAAGGAGCTCTGCCATCACACTGATCGACCCCAAAATGAAAAAGCCGTCGACCCTTTCCCACCCGCTGAGAAAGAGTCGACGGCTTCTAAGAGGCGCGGCCGTTGCGCCTTGAGCCGGCCTCTCGCAAGGCCGACGAATGTCGCTGGCTATTCTACGTCAACCGACTCGAAAAAGGCTAGTCCTTGTGCGACCGACGCGCGACGTGCCGGTGCTCGCCGTACCGAATGCTCCGAATCGGCGCGGGGCCGTCCTGGAGGAAGACCTCGATCACGATGCTCGCGACGGCTGGCGCATCCTCGATGGCGTGGCGATGGCGCCGAACTTCCTCAATGATCGCGGCGCAAATCGCCTCGGTTCTTCCAACCTTCGCGAGCGCAGCAGGCATCGGTTGCAACACGGGGTTCGTTAATCGCTTAACAGCTGTGCGCTAGATCGCGCGCGGGCGCTCGGTCCAGTGCGCGAGATACCGCTCGACCCAGTCGCGCTCGACCCAATACTCCGCCCCGTAGACGTAGGGATGCATCAAGAGGAGTTGCGGTGTCCCGTGCTCGTCCTCCGGCACGTGCACCGTCACGCCGTGCCCTTCGAGATAGCCGAGCCAGTACGCGACGTTCGAGGCTTCGACCGTCGTCTCACGCTGCGTGCCGTTTAAGAGCGAGAGCCCGTAGACGGCGACCTCGGCGAAGCCCTCCTCCAGCGCCGTCATCAGCTGCGCGGCAAATGAACAGGCGACATAGCGACGATAGCGCGCGAAATAGTGATCGAACGGCCAGACGACCGCACGCGGGTTCTCCGGAAACGGCTCGACGACGTAGATCGGCACAGGACACGTCCGCAGCCATTCGAGATCATGGCAATCTTGAATCGCGCGCCCGCGCCACACTCCATCGCGATCCGGCCTGATTTGATGGAACTCGAACCAGACGTCGGCGCGGAGGCGCCGCTCTGCATCGCGCGCGACGTTCCAGAAGTTGTTCAGGGCGAAAATGATCCACGACGGATCGTCGAAGATCCCATCGCGGCACATCGCGCGATGGCCGCAGGCCCCGAAGATCGCGACCTTCGTGCGACGCGGGCGATCGCTCGGCCAGACGAACCGTCCCCGATCGTCGAGCGTGAGCCCAGCCTGATGCGGCGAGAGCGTGTAGGGATGAATGGGTGGGCTCATGCGTGTTCGGCAAGACGCGCCGCGTGGATCGCGCGCTGCTCGCGTACCTCGCGTCTCACGAGCGCCGTCGCGAAAATGTCGCGAGAGGCATTGCGACAGCGCGATCATGTCGCATGATGATTGGTAGAGCTAGCGCCCTGTTGCCGCCGGCGTTGGCTCGTCTCCTCCCTTAGGTGAAGCCGCCGACCCTGACGAGAGGGTAAGCTGCTGCACACCAACCGCAGGTCACGCATGAACATCATCGACACCCACTACCTGGATGGTCATGGAGGCCGGTGGACTCGAACCACCAGACGGCCCACGTGTAGGAGTCCCAGATTTCTACGACGTAGCCGATAGCCCCCATCACTCTACTGCACCACCAGAGACCTCGCTATACAAGGCCGCTCGTAGAGCGCCGAAGCTGTCGACGATGGCCGCACGCACGGTCGCGGCGTGCCGATGTGGCGTCGATCGAGGCTCAATCTGATGCGCGGCCTTTTCAACGCGGACCAACCCCGTCGCACACCGGCAGTTATGAGTTATCATCCCTTCGGCCGCATACCAGCCTGTTTCTGTCTCAAGGTTATAGACATGGCCTTCAAATCGACGCCCTTCGACGTGCACGATGCGATCAACCGCTACAAGGCCGGCGAATCGATGCAGAGCCTCACGCGACGGTATCGCGTAGGGAAGATTCGCATCCGACACGTGCTTGCGAATGCTAGAGTCATCATCCGACCGGCGTCCAGCTACTTCGATCCGAGCGCGGCGGCTCGTGCGTTGTGGGATCGCTTGAGTACTCCCGAACTCAGACAACAGCAGATGAGCGCGTGTCATGCCAGCGGCGCCAGCATTAGCGAGGGCAATAAACGGCGATGGGCGAAATTGAGCCAAGCAGAACGAGATCATCTCGTGGAAGCTGCGCATGCTGCTGTGCGTGGTAGTCAGAAGACACTCGACGAACTCTTGCAGCGTGCGCATACCACGGAGATACGTGGGCGCATGACGATCCTGGAACAGATCGTGGCCGATGCTCTGATCGCGGCCGGGTACCTTCCTATCCCACAACGTGCTATTGGACCATATAACTGCGATCTGACCATCCATCCCGTCGCCGTGGAAGTGTGGGGTGGAGAGCATCACAGCACGCGATCGCACCGACGACGAGACCCGATACGTGTTCGCTATTTCATGGATGCGGGTTGGTGGGTGGTCATTGTGCACGTTAACCGCAGACATCCTTTCACCCAACGCGCGACTCATGACATATGCGCCCTCATGGAGCAAGCGCGCCGCGACCCAACCGCGATCCGTCAATATCGGATGATTTGGGGTACAGGAGAGTTGCTTGCCAGTGGCCGTGCTGACGACGACGAGATCTCCTTGATACCAGCGTTTACTAACCGCCGTAATCCGACCACCGGCCGTTACGAGCGCGTCCGCCGGTAAACAGGATGGATGCGCCGGTGGCCCCATGAGCCCATTGCTGAAGGGCTCGTCGATCTCGACCTCCTCCTCGCCGAGCGCCTCGCAGATGGATTCGAGGACGGAGTCACGCGTGACCATCCACCGCTTGCGCATGCGCGTCTTGTCGAGTGCGCCCGACTGGATCGCAAGATCCCAGAGCTTCTGCTGACCGGCCGTCGCCGCCTGCGCCAGCTCTGTACGCGCGATCAGCGTCGCCCGGACGCGTCGCTGCGCCTCGGCATACCGCTCGACGCGTGCCCAGAAGCGCGCGTCATCCAGCGGCGGATCGACATCGCTCAGACGCGTGGCGAAATTCACGATCGCCGTACTCTGTGCAGTCGTGACGCCGATCGAGGTCCGAATCGCGCGCGCGAGCTTCGCCGGCGACCAGCCCTGCTCAATCGCGCGCATGACGGCAGCTCGAATCGCAGCGAGCGTCTCGGGCTTGATCGCGCCGGTCACGAGCGTTCCTGCAT